ATGTAACCGGTCTTTTTGTAACCCTCGAGCTGTCCCCAGTTCTCTATCTTCGCCGATTCGGTCCTCGATATCAGCCGAGCCCTGGTCTCGGACAAATCATGGAGCTTTGACGAGAGCTCTCGCGCGAACTGTTCCACCGTCCAATTTTCAGCATCAGCGAGTTTAAGGCCCGCCAGAATTTTCTCCATCGTTGTTTTGGATATGTCAGTTCCGCTGTTTAGAATGATATCCTCCAGCTCCCTCAACAGCCGCTCATCAAGCTCGAATAGCGTTCCCTTCTCCTCAAGGTCGTAAAGCTCCCCCTTCGAGACTTTCATGCCGGCGTCGCCCGCCCTTCTGAAATTTTCAACGTACCAGGACCGCGAAGTCTTTACCCATCGTTCAGCCTCTTTTTCCTCATCGAGAAGCCTTTCCGCGCTAACCTCGGAAAGATACTGTACGCCCTCAAGCGCTTTCTTCACGCGGTCGGCTTGGTCATGGAGATATCTCTTGGAAATTTGAATGAGCAACCGCTCTTTGGCCGTCACCCGGGCCTTGAAATTCATCCACAGGGCTTTCTTCCTCTCGGGCGCTTGCCAGAAGCTTGTTTTATTATCGAACGGTAGAATAAGCGCTTTATTATCTGCGGACCCGCCGTTTTCCGGCGCTTCTTCACCCAACACGATAAAGCTAATCGGTATGTAAATCTTGTCGCCTTCTTTGCCCATGACGTCGTAACCGATCGCTTCTCGCCTCTCATTCAGCGTTAACCACCAGGCCAGATTGACACGCTCCCAAAGCTTATTTCTATCTTCCTGGAGCGCCTCTATAGCATCGCGGTTATAATCGAGCCTGAGCCGGTCCCCATAACGGGGAGTAAGCCAGTTGTTTAATTCGTCCCGGAGAAAACTCATGATCGGGAGAATGCCTTCCATGTAGAGAGCCTTTCTGGCCTCTTGATAATTTGAATATGTCGCCGCTTCGGTATCCCCGAGCAGAATTGAAGACACGTGAAGAACAGCCGCGATCCGCCGGAGCGTCAGCTTATCGCTCTGAATCCAGTCCGCGTCCTTCGGGCTGATGGCAAACGGCTTCCAATCAACATCGCCTTCCATGAAGAGAGGTCGGCCAGCGCTTTGATAACCGGCGAAAGATTCCATCGTGTTTTTCTTAAAGGCTTGCCTCTCTTCGTCATCCCGGAATTTTGTGAGAATTTTAAAAGCCCCGGGTGGCCTCATATCGTTCTGGAGAAGCCGCATGTTCCATATTTGACCCATATTCGTAATATCAATCCCACGCGCCGCAACCTCAAGCGGTGAGAGGCCGTAAAAATCGTCCAGGGGCGCAAAACACTTCAGGTGAAGAGTATCTTTCGGCTGATATACGTCCGGATTTGAAGGGTTGGCATAATGAGCATACCCGCCGATTGGCTCAAACTTCGTCCCGGGGATGATCTTGACGCGATGGGGTTTGAGATTCCAGAGCTCTTTCGGCGGTCTCCCATTCTCTGGTCCAATCGCTATTGTGTAATTATTGCCGGCTATGAGAAAGAATGAGAGAAGTTCCTCGATAAATTTAAACTGGCCATAATATCTATTTGGTCTATCTATGAGATCAAGCAACGCATGCTCTTCCATCTCTTCCAGCCTTCCCCGTGTTGGGCCCCGCTGCGCGGAAGACATTGGTACTTTGTAGAGAATCCAGGGAATCGTCGCTCCTCCCTGGGCGATCATGGAGACACAAGCATAAATGGCCATACATTGCTCGTATCCGGATCGAGCCAAGTTAGCGATATCCTTCTTCGTCCAGATGGGCTCCTTGCCAAACATAGCCAGAAGGGCGGCCATTGGGGAACCCTGCTTTTTGGAGAACCCTGCCGCAAGCCTCGATAAGAAGCTCATGATCCGAGGCTCCATATTCTCGGCCGCGCTTCGGGGTTCATGCAGTGCGTGCAGATTCCGTACCTCACGGCGCTCATGGCGTGGTCATTTATCTTGATCGGTTCCGGCAAGAATCTTCCATCCTTGTCCTTCCTCCTTGTGTAGCTCTTCTGCTCTCTGATGATGTTTTCGCTGCCATCGATAATGTGGATTTTCTTTGTCAGAAGGAAGTCGATTCCCGCCCTCACGGAATCGGGTCCTTTTTCCGATGGCTTCGCATTAAGCCCGGCATCGCAGAGTTCCTGGATAGATTTTGGCTCAGCCGAATCCCAGTAGGTGTCATCCATTCGTTTGACGCCGAGATTCAATGTTTTTTTAGCAAGCTGCTGATTCGTCAAACTGGTTTCATAGATGATTTCCTCAAGCCAGAACTCGTCAGCCTTGCGGTAGATGCGAACAAGGGCTGCCTCGTTGACGCTATAGCCAAAATCTCCGCCATAGAAAACCTCATCTGGGTTATCCGGTGCCCTATCCACGATATCCCAGTTGAAGATTATTCCTTCGAGCTCTCCCCATTCGCCACGGAAAAAAATATTATAAAGATTCTCATTATGGTCTTTGTAAGCTTTGAGCTTCTCTATCTCCTCCGGTTTAGCCCAAGGATTGTCCAGTACCGTATAGAGGAGTTTGTGAATATTGCCGTTGCCGTTGTTGTTCGTCTCGTAAAAGCGTTTGAATACCCATGAAGTTTTTCCCACAGGGTTGAAATCAAAAATGAACTGAGGAGAGGAGCTTTTCCCCCCGCGAATCCGCATGTTGAGAATGTCGAAGTCGTACTCCCGGAGTTCCGTGATCTCATTCACCCAGATGAAGTCGATGTCCGTCATGGACTTGGCCTTGATGTAATCCTCCTTGTTGTTGAGGCTCAGGAAGTCTATCGTGAGGTTCAGAAACTTCGCTCGGCCTAAAGTCGTGTTCACATCGAGTGGCAGGGCGAAAACTTCTTCAGCCCGCTTTTCCAAAATATAGAGAATGGTCTTCTTCAGACTCGGCATAGTGCGTTTAACACAAACGGCCCGGAGCGGGACATCTCTTTGAAGAAGTGGTTGAAGAAGCAGTTTGTCGACTATACTGTAGGTCTTTCCCGCGTTCGATCCGCCTCGCACGGCCAGAATCGGAGCGGTCGACTGGAAAAGCTCGGTATGCTTCCAGTTCAGCTTGCGGTTGAGGTTGATTTCGGTCATGTTATTTTAGGCATGTATTTTTCGGATAGCTTATAAAGAACCTCACCCAAGGCCTTGGCTTCTTCGTTGAACATCCCGAGGTGTCGGCCAAGCAGTTCCAATGCCTTCAATTTGTCGTGAAGCTCGAATCGCACCTTATCGTAGACGGTAACTTTCGTTCCATCGGCATCTTCTTTAATGACGCGATCTTCTTTTATTGATTTCAGGGCTCTCCGACTTTCCCCGGGCATATCCTTAAATCCTCTGGCCATGATCGCGCCAGTATCCGGATTAATAGCTAAATGATTTGCAAGGTCTGAAAAAGCACAAATAGCTAATTCTTTCAATACACGCTCTGCAGTTATCTCTACTCGTTTTGCTTGTTCCTTCTGAATTTTAGCAATGGCCTTCTTGACTTTAACAACCTTTAACAAACGAGAGGCGGCGGCAGAGGCCGCCTTTTCTGCCCCTCCAGCTCGCCTATAGGCTTTTGCGCCATTAAGATCAACGAGATATTCTCTAACAAACCGCTGGCGGAAAGGAGATAGTGTAGTAACTTTAATACTCTTTCTCACTTCAATCCCTTGATGGTATCCGTTTTAAGAGCTCCTTGATGTCGGTCTTCATCTCTTTGATAATCTCATCAATGTTCCCCTGTTCCACTTTGAGCCTTACGATCTCCTTCCCCTGCTCTATGCAAATCGGCGCTGTTCCCGGCTTTAAATTGTTAGGGTCATTGTTTTTCCTGCGGTCGCCATTCTTTTTGAATTGCCTCGACTTGAAATATTCCCTTACTGCGAGTCCCGCAACGCTTATCAAGGCCATGACCGCCGCGCCGTCAAAGATGATGGTCGATGTGCCCCTTGCCGCTTCTGACGCTTCGAGAAGCGCTATCATTTGCCCACCAATCCCTTGATGAACCTGCGGAAAAGGATGGCCCCGACTATAATAACAGCGATAGCCCCGATGATTATTCCGATAACCATTCAGCTCTCCTTTTTCTCCAGGAGCTCCTGGCACTTTTTGAGCTCAAGCTGGAGCCGCTTCACCTCGTAAGCCAGGTCGATCAGCTTGATGACGAAAGCCGGGGTCACAATGTTATAGGCACCAAAGATATCCGCCCCGACGTCAAAAGTCATGATTGCAATCCGATAATCTTTAGAGGCGTCGATCCCTTCTTTCCATTTCGGAATCCCCTTCTCGATCGATCCCACGACTTG